CATTAGGGGTATATTATCCAGTAGCAATATACCATTGAGGGGAATCCATGGGCACCGAGGATGATGTTACCAGACTGCGAGAAGATGTCGGCGAGCTATACGGGATGCACCGCGATATGCAGGCAAGGGTTGTCAAGCTGGAAGCGGACTCCACAAACCGCGATGACAAGATCGACGAGCTGAAAGCCACGATTCGGGAACTAGAGATTATGGTACGCGATGGGATGGCCTTGCTATCCTCGCAGTTGTCTACTCTATCACAGGCTCCAGCGCAAAAAATCGCCAGCCGGTGGGAAGGGGCGCTTAGTGCCGCGATAACCGCGCTGGTAGGTGCAGCGATATTATACATAGGGTCGAAAATATGGGGACAATGAAGACCTATACCGTCCGCTTCGCCCACCTTGCCGAGACGACGCTGCGGCCGGGCCAGACGATCCACAGGGGCGACATCATCGGCGTCATGGGCAACTCCGGGAGCGGGTCCGGGGCGCATCTTCACCTTGACGTGGTGGAGGATGAGCAAAAAGGCCGGTACACGCTTGACGACGTGGCGAACGGAAACCCCCGGCCATCGGCGAAACAGGCGGTACTTTTCATCGACAAGGAGCTATTCCGCGTCGATTATTTCATAACCACGTTCTACGCCGACATCGAATACTTCAAAATCCACAATAAAATCCACTGCGGATTCGACCTGGTGCCTGAGGATCGCCACCAGACGGCCGAGCATTTTAAGATACACTGGAACCGCTCGATGCCGGGGAAGGTCGTCAAGATCATGGAGAACGACATAGGATACGGGAACTGCGTCATGATCGCTTATGAAGCATAGGGGGAAATCATGGGGATAGGAATTGATCTTAAGGGCATCGGCGAGATTTTCTCCGGGGCCGGAAAGTTCGCTGGTGACATGCGCTCGGCGATCACCGGAGACATCAGTGCCGAGAAAAAGGCAGAGCTTGAACTAAAGATGGTCGAATTCGAGAACGCTGCCAGAAACGCACAGGCTGAGATAAACAAGGTCGAAGCGTCAAGCGCGAGCTTCTTCGTCGCGGGATGGCGGCCCGCATTTGGCTGGCTCGGCGTGGTAGTGGTTGGCATGATCTACCTTGTCAACCCGATCCTCAAGGCATTCGGGATTCCGATAGTCGAGGCAGATATGTCAGACCTTTGGCCGGTGATTACTGGTATTCTCGGGCTGTCGGGGATGCGGACATACGAGAAAAAATCCGGTACATCCGGTAATCACTAAACCGCTTGCCCCCGCCGTGCATCATGCCAGTCAAATCGACGCAGGGGCAGCCGGTTCGATCCCGGCAGGGGGAATAAAAAAGCCCGGTCAACGCCGGGCATTGATTCATCGTACCTTAAGCTTACGCCGTACCCGCTGCAGTTCCTTCCAGTCGGGATCGTGGACGGTAGCATACGCCTGATGCGAGAAGCTTTTTATCTGGCGCTTGAACCATGTCCCGAGCATCTTCTCGTAGACGGCTTTTGTTTTCGGGGACAGCCACGCCTTGAGCCTGGCCTTCCATGTCCGATACAGCTCGTTGTGGCCCTGACGAAAAAGCTTGACCCGGTTGGCTTCGCGCCATGCGGCGGAGCGGGCGGCCCGGTATTGCTTTGAACTCACGCGCAGGCCTTCTTGTACTTCCGGCCACGCTGGCGCATGTACACGCCGAAGCGGTCGCCGTTTTCACCCTTGGCGCGGATCGGGCCGTCGTAGTGGTAGCTGCGGGAGCACCGCATCGGGATACCCGTCAGGCCACCGCGACCGAACAGACCCCGGAGCCAGTTCCAAGCGCGGTGGAGAATGCCCGCGAGCCTCGACCGATACATGACCACCGCGCCGTGCTCCGGCCTCGATGCGTAGTGGACTCGCCGCGCCGTCGTCGCTCGCGTCCGCGCTTCGATCCTGGCCCTGTCCCTCTTTCTCCCGAGTGCTTCCATGCTACTCCTCCTCTTTCTTGAAGTGTTCGCTTGACTTGTCCATGTCGGGCAAGTCGCCGGATTTCTGGCACTGTCTCGACCCGTTCTGCGCGAGTAGCTTGTACTGGCATTTCTGGGCATTGTCGCACCGGCCATGGCGGTAGTATATGCAGGCGCTCATACTTCCCCCTCCGCTTTGGATATTAGGTCGCGCAAATCATTACGACTAATAACAATGTCCGGGTGAGTCTCGTCAAAAAGTAGTGCAAATACTTTTTTCAGCGCCTCGTACATATCCGGCGCGGCGGCGATGAGGTGCCCATTGGCACGCGTTTGGCTTGGCTCATCATCGCTGTTTCCAATTGAGCCAACATAATGCGTCCCCGCAAAAATGCGCACGGAAACAGAATCTTCCAATGGCCACAATTCCCACGGCCCCGGCGTAAACTTCGTATCGCTCATGACTTTGACCTTTCCGCCATCTCAACGGCCCGTTCGAGGCTCCCGGCAAAGTGCCATAGCCCGATGCTCTTGACGTACCAGTTCCCGGCTCGGCGCATGATCGAGTTCATCACAAAAACCTCGCGAGCACTTCGCGTATCGTCCACATCGAGCCATCATCGCCGAGTTGCGCTGCCTTGTCTTTATCAGCGTTGTCAAGCCATGTTTTCCATTCGGCCTTGCTTTTTAACTGGCAACCAACTTTTATATGCGTGTCCATAACCCAGACCGTAAAAGCAAAAGTCCCGTGGAAAATATAAAGATGTTTTGTTTCTATCCCATACATTTTGATCGACTCACCAGCCTTGATCCACCCGCCAGCCTTGATCCACTCGCCAGCCTTGATCCACTCGCCAGCCTTGATCCACCCGCCAGCCGCGATCGACCCGCCAGCCGCGATCGACCCGCCAGCCTCGATCGACTCGCCAGCCTTGATCGACTCGCCAGCCTCGATCGACTCGCCAGCCTCGATCGACTCGCCAGCCGTGATCCACCCGCCAGCATTGATCGACTCGCCAGCCGTGATCCACCTGCCAGCCGTGATCCACCCGCCAGCCGTGATCGACCCGCCAGCCTCGATCGACCAGCCAGCCTTGATCCACTCACCAGCCTTGATCCACCCGCCAGCCTCGATCGACTCACCAGCCTTGATCCACTCGCCAGCCGTGATCCACCCGCCAGCCTTGATCCACTCGCCAGCCTTGATCCACTCGCCAGCCTTGATCCACCCGCCAGCCTTGATCGACTCGCCAGCCTCGATCGACTCGCCAGCATCGATCGACTCGCCAGCCGTGATCCACCCGCCAGCCTCGATCCACCCGGAAACCATCAGCGGAACGGTGATCTCTATCGAGCCAGCGCTTTCGATATTGCCCTCAAACTCGTAGGAATACCCGTTGAATTTCAGACCTGCAAAGTCTTTGTCTATAAGCATACGATCCTCCTGCCATGATATTATAGTGCAATCGAGCCGGAGTCAAGAGTTATTTAGACCCCGGCCATCGATCATGCGTCCTGGATATTTTCGGCGAATCCCGCCTCGATCTCGTCAGCATCGAGGTATTGCTCGGCCCACGCGAGGGCTTCCTCTTTGGTCATCGGGTCAATGCGCTCGCCCCCCGATGTCTCGTTCTGCCCGGTCGATCTGCCATACCGACTCATTGGGCCGCCAGATCCCGCGAGGAAGTAGCGCCGAGCTGTTTTGGTTACGTACAGCGTCGCCGACCAAGCGGAAAAGTCGTTGCCATATCCGTAGCTGTGCGATCCGACCTTGATCGCCTTGTCCGTGTCGTAGCGGAATCCGTTGATGATTGCTTTCATGATGTTCTCCTTCGGCTATCGCCGACGCCCGGAGGCGTTTCGGCCGGGGAGCCGCCCCGGCCATCATCAGGGCGATCAGTACGTATGCCCGTCCAAAGTCATCATCCGCTCTACCTTGCGCGCGTGCTCGTCATAAGCCCTGGACTCTGCCCTCTTGGCGAGGATCTCGGCCCACTCAGGGTCAACCTCGGCCTCGGCGGTCGCTTCGGCGATGGCGGCCTTGACGAGCGGCGCATTGATGGCCGATACGCCTATCAAAACATTGTCGTTGCCGGACAGCATCATCGTCTGTCCGCGCATTTCGTTGCGCTTGGTGTAGACGGAGGTCATGTCAACTAGCCCGGCATAGGTCTTGCCGTTGGCCTCAAGGCTGAGGCTTGTATGTTCGAGTACGATCTGCTTATCGTACTCGTGCACGTCGCCGTCGCAAAAATCACGCTTTTGCTCGATGCCATACCCGCGCTCAACGATCACCGTCAGCGTCGCCATGCTCCTGCCGTCCGCCATTGTCCAGCTCTCTGTCCTCGTCGCCTTGGTCATATCGTGCCTCCCTAACCTTGATACTATAGAGTATACACCCGCGTAGTGCATATTACAAGAGGGTAAAGCATTAAAATGCAATAAAAAGACGAATATTTTACGAAATTTTGTACTACTACTACACATGCGTATAGCAATATGGATATATTGCCACTTGCCAAGGATTTTCACCATGGCGTCAGCAGGGGCGTAGGCATATATGGGGAGGGCCGATATCTGGTACCCTGATTAGGCCCTTTATTAGCGACGTTTATCTCATTGTAGGATATAGAGATACGCTACTCATATCCCGTGCGGTCGGGATAATATGGCAATGTTGGAGTACCTATGCCATAGGTAGTATAGAGGGGTGCTAAAATCGCCTGTGTCGAGGCGGAATTAACGGCATTAAAAAAGCGATTATTCCCGAGCATATATCTGGGACTCCATTACACATTCTATTTTCCCGTCGTTAGCCAGCACCCGATATATTCCCGGAGAAATCTCTTCAAGGATGCGTCCCCGCATCGTCCTAGCTGCCATTTTCCGCTGCTTCCCCACCGCTCGCTTGGTATCATATGTGATCGTCATATCGCCTTCTCCCCATACTTTTCCAGTACCCTTGATCGGTATATTCTTTTCCCAGCCGCTACGTCATATGGACGCGAGATCAAGGGGACCGGAATATATCCTCCGTCGATCACGTGGGGGAATATATTGCCAATCTCATTGGCTGTATCGCCGCATGGCTTGTTGCCCAGTATGAGCCCTCTGATATTATCCGATGGGAGAGCCCTAAAAATCATTGACTCATAGGCCGCGCTTGCTACGGTAGTACCTTGCAGGTATGTCATCCACTTGATTTTCCCTGCCATTTTGGGAGCCTGTTGTATCCGGTCAAAAAACAGTACCCGCTCCTCCTCCATGGGGGTGAACGGCATTGGGCAAAAGTGCGATAACGACAGCATTATAGTGATAGGTTTTTTTACAACCCTTGCCGCTTGATCCAATACCGATTCCCACTCGTCGAAATTATAACCAGAGGTGAAAGGATAGGAAGTAACACAGAATAATTTTAGCCGGAAATTGTCCCGAATAGTGTGTCGAGCCAAGGTATTGACAATCTCTTGCGAAGACAGCGCCTTGTTAACTACATACCGCTCGTTCTCCGTTATTCCATCAAGCCCGGCAGTTGCACTTCCTTTTCCAAAATCGATGTCCCTAAAAAATGTTTCACCGTTGGCGTATTCGCTATATTGTCCGCTCCAATTCTTGTAGTTGTATTTCCATCCATATTCGCAGAAAAAACATTTTTTTGGGCAGCCTATCGAGGCTTCTGTCTCTCGAACGGAGCATATCTGGTCAGTAGCCTGACCTATGGTGATTATTCTGTCGGGGATATCGCTGTACCATGCGTTGCATACCGACAAGTCATGGTCCATCACCCTGTTGATCAATCCCTCCCCCCTGCCTATCACCGCGGCCCATATGACATCTTGTAGCGGCCACGGATTAAGCATCCCCGGCCCGCCCACAACGAGGCGAGCATGGGGTTTTGTCGTCCCAATAGCCCGGATTAGATTATATATATCATACCAAGAGACCACAGATGCAAGCCAGAAATCAGCCCATGTGTCGGTGATGTCTACATACCGCACTTCGTGCAGTTTTGATGCATCGGATATAATCCGTTGAAACCCTATCGTCGCCTTGGGAAGAGAGAATAGGGAATTGCATTTCTGCTGACCGCACCTATCCTTCTCTTGGGAATATGACAGTACCCCTACTTTTGCCATATGCTCTTGCCGTCAGCCATCGTCCAGTTTACTGTCCTGGTTGCCTTGGTCATATCGTGCCTCCCTAACCTTGATACTATAGAGTATACACCCGCGTAGTGCATATTACAAGAGGGCAAAGCATTAAAATGCAATAAAAAGACGATTTTTTGACGATTATTTCGGCCATGTTAAGCGGTTTATACTATACATGAATATATTGCAATATAATACTTGACGCCATGGCAATAGGGGTATAGAGTATGTGCATGGAGGACGATATGACACCAGAAGAGGAAAATACGCTCGCCGCGATCAAGGCGCAGGGTAAGCTACTCGATGCGATATTCCAAGGTCCAGAGGAGCCAAAACTGGCCGATGGCGGGAGGCTGACGCGGATCATGCCATTCCGCTATGCCGGGGTGCCCTTCTCCGTCACGTACAAAATCGATGTCAACGGCGATACCGAGCTATGGGCCATCAAGAGCGATGACGACCTGCTCGAAGTCCTCAAGACATCGGTGCTCGACGAGGCGGACAATCAGATAGCTCGTCACGCTGCGGACAATCCGAAAGCGTAGGAGGGGGCTGAAATGACAAACGAAGAGCGGGCAACGGGATTGGCGCTTGCCATATCAAAAGTCGAGACTATAATACCCCAAATAAAACTAATCCTCGCCTACGCCGACGAGATCAGGCGGGAGCAACGCAACCTGTTCCGAGATGTATTGAAGACGTGCCTTCGTGCTATGAAAGAGCGGCGCTTATACGGGTCTGAATGGGAACACGAATACGGCTCACTATGGGACTGCGAAGATAGGATGATCGAAGCCGCCATCGTGGGCACGAAAGGATCCTCCGATGGACAGTAAAGAGATACGCGAGGCGAGGGGGCTGCTCGTATGAGCAAATACAACCATAGTAAAATATCTATGATTTTATGCCGAAAGGTATAATCACTGTTGGATGGATCGAGTCGCAGTCTACCGCCTACGGCACTAGACTGACACTCGACCAAGCCGGGCCAAGGAGGTTTTATGAAAAAGATGCTTTATGTCGTTACTATGTATCGCTGGGGTGATCGGGAATGTCACTCGTATGTACTCGGCGTATATTCTACAAAGACCAAGGCAGAAAAAGCCGGTCAGAAAGAAAAAGAATATCGCGGAGGTACAAAGTACTACCCCGAATGTATAGAAGTTCCAATGGACGCCGAGTACGGATCAGGTTTCAAAACCATCATTGCTCTTGAGCATAACCCTTACATGACCCGGCATCCAACACAGAGTTCGACCTGACAATCAGTAGATTGCAGGTCAACTCAATGTTAGGCGTACGCTCTGCCGCGTTTCGCCTACGGCAAAAGCGCGGACAACGCGCGGGAGGAAATATGTTAAGGGCTTGTCCGAAGTGTGGTGAGACTTTAATTGAATTGGAAGAGTGGTCGTGTGGAGACGACCCGACTCCAGCTTATCGTTACCGATGCGCTAATTTAGACGCATGGGACGCATGGTGGGATACGCCGGAAGAGGCTGAGGCTGATTGGAATAAGACGCCTAACACAGATTTCAACCTGACTCAGCCTGCGGCTTTGCAGGTTAAATCAATGTTAGGCTGACAAACAACCAGATAAGCCAAATGCGCTTATCTGGATAATTTGCAAAGGAGGTTCTATATGAACTTTGAAGGGATTTCACAGGCTTGTATGTTGGTCTTCGACACTCTGCGTGATGACGAAGAATCGCAAGAAATTATCGATCTTATTGACACTGCGGAAGGCGACGATGCAATCAAAAGTGGGTTGCAAAAAGCAGTGTTACGGCTTGATGTTGTTAATCCGGCAGTGGCAAAAGAAGTCCGAGAAAAAGCGAAGGGCTTTGCATTTTAAGCCTAACAACTGCTTCAACCTGACAAGGAGGGACTATGACAAACGAAGAGCGGGCAGATGATTTACTTCATCACATCATACTGTCGTGGAATAACCACCACCATCAGCGCGAAGACACGGTAGCTATCATCCTCGCCCACGACGAGGCGATCAGGCGGGAGTGCGCGGATAACTGGGAACGCGAGTGGTGGGGCTTCCCGGCTATGTCGCTGGAAAAACTGAACGAACGTGCTAGCGATGAACAACGAGATGATATACGGGCATATCGCTCCGCCATCATGGGCACGAAAGGAGCTGACTATGGACGTTAAAACGATACGCAAGGCTTTCGAGATGAAATTAGCCTCCAATGGTTTTACAGCAGATTATGATGAGAAAATCGGCGGATATCAAACTCCTCGACTCAATCTATGGTTTGGTATATGGATGATGGCTTATAAAGCCGCCCTCTCCACCATCGACCACGAGGGCAAACCTGACCACTGGCCATCGTGGAAAGCCAAGGCCGAAGAGATGGAGCGAAATTGGCTTGGGGCTACCGAAACACATAACCAAGCTCGAAAGATGTACGACGAGCAGAACGCCCGCATGTGGGCCATGGCGCGACGACCGGAAGCGCCCGAGGGTTTTGTCCAGCGTATGCTCCACATGAGCCGCGAGGATCAGGATTATATCCTGTCCATGGGTATAGACAAGCACCTGGCAGACCCCGATGCGATCAGGCGTGAGTGCGCGGGCAGGGGTGAAAAGAAGTTCAGAGAGATGGTCGCAAGCCCAAACCAGCGCGACATACCAGTCTTCAAAATCTTTAGAGATAAGCAAGCCGCTGAATTATATGCCGCCATCCTCGGCGCCAAGCCAGTGCGGGAGGAAACCTGTTGGAAATGCGATGGGCGCGGAAAGTTGCGAAACAATACACATGGCCCCGATGGGTATAAGTTTGGGTTTATCTCATGCGATGAATGTGAAGGTAGTGGAACTATTGAAATATCTGGATTTCCATCCGAGCCAGCGCAGGACGATGGGAAGGCGGAGGCCGGGGAGAGCGATGAGAGCAAAGACGAACGGCTAGCCCTGAAGCAACAGCTAGGAGCTGGATGCCATGACGAATGCGGCGAACTGCCGGAGGAAGAGCTATGAGCTGGGGCGAGCGATCATGCGGGCAGGGCCGACCATGCGGCTACAACCCAACCATGTTGACGTGCAACGTCAACTGTCCTGGCTACAGATGGGATGGGTATACCATGCCGGATAGTGGTGAGGCTCCAGCCCTTACCAAGACGCAGTTGCGCCTCATGCGTGCCGCCTCCGTCAAGCGCCGGATAGAGGAGGCCAAGGAATGAGCGATAGTATGCCGACATTGGCAGAACTGGAAATGGCTTTTGATGGTTTATGCTCAGATTACACAAGGGCGGAAATAATGGAACGGGCTTATCTAGCCCTCAAGGCCCAGCGCGACGAGTTGCTTATAGCTATAAAAGCACTCCGCGGGGATAAGCCATGCGGGCACAACTACTGCTGCATCTGCCCGGATGAATTGGCCAAGGCAGCCATTGCTAACGCCGAGAGGGACAACCCGTGCCCGGAATAAACTGGGGTATCGCCAACGATACCCCGCAGCCGGTACTATCGCCCGGAGCCAATAAAAAAGAGCGCATGAAATCAGGCGACCCCGTGCCATCCCGTCCGGCGTGGCTATGCATCACCTCTCCAGAATATGCCGTAAGCCCCACGATAGGAAGGGATGAAGCCGTGGATCTTACCGTTGAAGAACTTGACGCCATCGAAGCGGAGCAGATTGAAAAAGACAAGGTGCGAGATGCTAAGGTCGAAGAGCGCAAGCTGGAAGCGGAGGCGGCCAGAGACAAGAAGAAAGCCATGGACGCGATGGAAAAGAAGGCGAGGGAAGAACGGGCCAAGGCGAACAAAGCAGTTGGCCATCATCGCGGCAAGCGTGAAGTGAAAATCGTCTACCACAACCGGCAGGAACGAGGTTTTGAATGAGCATCCGTCAAGCCCTGTTCGCCTACCTCGACGATCACCCGGCGGGCTTCATCTCCGGGTGGGAGCTTTTCCAGGACATGGCGAAGGCCACCGGGCGCAAGACGTATCCTGCCACCTTGCTAGGCTATTGTCACGACTACGCCACGCTGTCCGGGGCCGAATTCCGATGTATCGACAATCAGGAATCGCGGTACTATTATCATCCCGGCGCGAGCATAGCCGGGGCGATTGTGGATTGAAAGGGGAGAATATGAGTCTATCTCAGGATTACCTAGACGCAGTTGAAAGGCACATTAAAGAGCGCGAAGCATATTGTATTCAGTACGCGCTCGACCATCCAAAGATTGATATGCCGGGGCATATAATCACAGACGAAAAGATAAAGTTGATTGATAGAATATGCATGTGTGGGGGCATGGAAATAGATGGAGATGGGGATAGGGTATTTGTTCCAGACTATGAGCAGTGCGCACAGGAGATAGACGAATATCTTGATAACATGGGAATATAGATTGAACTATCCGGAGATTCCGGAGAGTTGAAGGGGGAGAACATGCGAAGAACAGCGTATTCAATATCACAGTTTCCGGTGTCGAAGATTAAGGTCGAGCCGAAATCATCCGTTGAGCGCTATGAAGAACTGGCAAATAATATTATAGCGTTTTCTAGAGACAAGGAAGCAGAAGGGATTGTATCGCCAGAATCAATCTTGCAAATGGATATTACATTATCGCTGTCAAGAAAAATATTAGAACTAGAAGCGAGAATAATCGAATTGGAGGCAAAGCAATCATGAAGCGCATTATCATCCCAGCGCGAGCATAGCCGGGGCGATTGTGGATTGAAAGGGGAGAACATGGCAACAAAGAAGGCGTATGACCTCGCGGTAGTAGTCGGGCACTATACCGACGGAACCGGAGCGGAGAAAAGCCGCTATCAGAATGTCGGCGTGGTACTTGTCAAGGATGACGGCGGGAAGTTTCATCCTCCTGGATCGCTCGTTCAACCCGGCGGGGATACCGTTCGACGGGAGCAAGGGGAATACGATCCTTGTCTCGATGTTTGAGCCGAAGGGCGACGGCCAGCAGGATACTCCGAGGACTGGCAAGGAAGAACCGCGCAGGCAGTCTCCCTACGCCCCGGACGGGAAGGCGAACCCGCAGCTCGACTATGATGGCGACACGATACCCTTCTAGCATCTCCCCCGCCGACCGATGCGCGACCGGCGGCGGGCACTTGTGGCGCGAGACGGACGAGGACTGGCGCGATGGCCGTCCCGTGCTTATAATCAAGTGCGATCAATGCGGGGAAGAGGACGTCGGCTATCTTGAGGACGTACTAGGGTGGGAAGTCCCTTGCACGGCATAGCCGATCTATGCTAGAATGTAACCGTCAACCGGCGGCAATCGGTAGACGACGCGCCCAGCAGGGAGCATAATCATAGAGTCGTTTACGAACCTATCGGGGGCCTGCTACCCTGAGAAGCCTTGCCGGGCGGGTTCGTAAACGACTTTTTTATTTGAAAGAGGTACACCATGGGAATGAACATCGCCAAGGGGAATATGTACGACTTCGTGACGCATACCTGGAACACGGTCAAAGGTGCCTGCCCTCACGATTGCTCATATTGCTACATGAAGAGATTCGGAAAGCAGAAGCCTGTACACTTCGACAAGCGCGAATTAAAGACCGACCTCGGCGAAGGCAATTTCATCTTTGTCGGGTCGTCGTGCGATATGTTCGCTGATGGAATCAAAAACGAATGGATCGTGGACACGCTTGAAAAATGCAACGCCTATTCTAACCGATACCTTTTCCAGAGCAAGCATCCTATGGGTATGGGGTGTTTTCTATACGATCATTACATTAATCCAGATAAGGTTGTCGTTTGTACCACTATCGAAACAAACAGATGGTATCCCGAGATAATGATGAATTCTCCACGTCCTGAAATACGGACACTCGGGATGAAAATGGATAAGTATCCCAAGTACGTCACCATCGAGCCGATCATGGATTTTGACCTTGAACCTATGGTCGAGCTGATAAGGCGGTGCGAGCCGGTCCAGGTCAACATCGGCGCGGACTCGGGGAACAACAGGCTCCCTGAACCATCGCTTGAGAAGATCATGGAGCTAGTCGAGGCGCTAAATCGGTTCACTGTCGTCGCCAAGAAGCGCAACCTGTCGCGGCTGGAAAGGGCATAGCCATGGGCAGGCCATTAAAAGACGGGCTGGACTACTTTCCGCTTGATACCAAAAACGACGACAAGCTAGACCTTATGGAAGCCAAGTATGGCATTGAAGGTTATGCCGTAATAATCAAGTTATGGTCTCATATTTATAAGGAGCTTGGCTATTACTATCCGTGGGGCGAACGCGAGCAACTGCTATTCTCCCACCGAATAAATGTTGACATTAACCGAGTAAATGCGATCATCGAGTACGCAATAAAGATAGCGATATTCGACAAGGACAAGGCGAAGCTCGGCGTCTTGACCTCGCGCGGGATACAAAAAAGGTATATTGAAGCATCAAAGCGTAGACATGAAATAACATTCTATTCCAACTTATTGCTAGTTAATGTCGACATTATCCCGGTTAATGTAAGCAATAAACCCCGTTGCTTGTCGTTTAATGTATACGCTGGTACACAAATAGAAATAGAAATAGAAATAGAAAATGAAATAGAAATTGAAACCAAAAAGAAAGAGAGAACAACACTACCCGCTGTCGCGGCTGGCGGAGAAAATATAAGCCAGTTCCCAATTGCAAAGCCTGTACAAATGAAAGCCGTAGCGGTTAAACCTCAAGCGACCCCGCTATACCACGCCATCAAAGACTCATTCCTATCCAAGACCCCGACCTTCTCGAACTACCCGAAAGAGGCGCAAGCCATCCACCGAATAGAGGCGTTCGCGGAAAGATGCGATCCTGATAACCAGGTCGATACCGCTCGGAAGCTGATAGAAAAGTATTATGCCCTGACCGAATCCCCGGACAAGTTTTGGCATAAACAGCCCTTCACGCCTTCGGGTATGTCCTCGCTGCTTGACCGCGTGGCAAGGGAGGTTGACATATCAAGGCAGCCGTCAAATGCTGAATACGAGGAAGCCATGGAGATACCATTTTGACGTTACAACAATTCATGACCAAGGTCGAAGCATACTACGGAGCGCAGTACTCCACCGGACAGAAGCCGTTCATTGTGACGTATTTGTCTGATCGATCAGAGCGGGCGCTTGACTACACCTTCGCAGAAACGCTCAAGTATTTTTCATCGCAGTACGGAAAGTGCCCGGACATATCCATTTTCGAGAAGTTACGCGGAGATATCCAGGACAGACTGGAACAGGAACCAGACCTGAGCATCAAAGAAATCACGGACACCGCCGGGAACGAATACATTGACGCAAGCGAGATTGCCGAAAACCTCGGATCGTGGCTTAAAGATCGGAACCGGATATGAAGTTCATGGGGCAGATAATCCTTGAAGGCGTTCCATGGTATGAAAAAATAATCAAAACAATCAGCAATCGCCGAACTTGCCAAGTCGCCCCGCCGCCATGGTACAAGGACAATCCGCTATTCAAGCCTATCAAGGACTGGACTGACGAGGAGCTCGCTGACGATCATGAAATCGTAAGGGCAAAGATTGCCGCTGATAATGTCAAGTTCTATCAGGTGTATGATGATTGAGCCTTGCAAACAACCCCGGATCGTTGTAGTATAAGCGTATGGCAACACGCAAAGCGAAGATAGAGAAAACGGCTCCGGCTAAACATCCCGGCGGAAGGCCGTCAAAATACAAGCCTGAATATTGCATGGTGGCCGAAGCATATTCGCGCCTTGGTTGGACTGATGCTCAAATGGCCGAAAAAATAGGCGTTTCAGAGGCTACGATTACCAACTGGAAAAAGGACTACCCCGAGTTTTTAGCGTCCCTAAAGGCCGGGAAGGAAGAGCCGGACGATACCGTAGAGCGATCCTTGTACGAGCGGGCTACCGGATACATCAATAAGAATGCGGTAAAGATATTCATGCCTGCCAATGCTGAAGAGCCGGTCTATGCGCCGTATGAAGAGCATGTTGCCCCGGACGTGACCGCGCAGATATTCTGGTTAAAGAATAGAAGGCCGGATAGGTGGCGCGAGAAGTCAGAGATAGCCATGACCGTCAATCCCGACGATCCATCGATGATGACTTCCGAACAGCGCAAGGCTCGTATCGCGGAATTGACTCAAGAGAAAAAGGATTGACCGCATCGCAAGAGATCGAGCTTATCAGGTTGCTCGAACTTGATGATCGCGAGCGCGTGTCTCCGAAGCTCGAAGCATTCCGCGCTCCCGCGCGTATCAAAGGCTGCCGAGGCGGACGAGGAGCAGGCGCAAAGTCATGGTCAATCATATCGCTAGCAGTCCAGCGTGCGCATCGAGAGCGGACGCAGATTGTCTTTTTGCGTGAGGTACAGCTTACCCTTGAAGAGTCAGTTTGGAAGCTGGTACGCGATACCATCGAGCGACTGCGGTATTCAGGATGGGTAGTCACGAAAGAATATATCGACTGCCCGCGCACGGGTAGCCATATCATTTTTAGGGGGCTTTCAGACCTTCGCGCCGATCAAATAAAATCGCTTGAGGATTTCGATATAGCCATCATCGAGGAAGCTCAAAGCGTTTCTTCTCACTCGCTTGATATCCTATTCCCGACCATCAGAAAGCCCGGCAGCGAGATATGGTTTGGCATGAATCCCGATGAAGAGATTGACCCCATTGTGGCCAGAACATGGGGAAGCCAGCGCGACGACATGATATTGCTCGACCTCTTGCCCGGTCCGGTTGATAATCCATGGTGGACCGCCGAGCTGCAAAAAGAGATGGACGAGGATTTCAAGCGCGATCCCGATTTAGCGGAGCACGTCTGGAACGGAGCGCCTCGTATGCAGGGCGAGCGGTCCGTTATGACACGGGGAGCAATCCGCGCGGCCATGGATCGCAAAACAGAAACAGACCCCGAAGCGGATATCGAACTAGGCATAGACGTTGCCCGATTCGGCGATGATCGCTCGGTGATATTCAAGCGCCAGGGTATGAAAGTAATAGACCATCGCGTATTCACAAAACTGGATACTCAAGAGCTGTCGCGGGTAGCATGGGATATGGCCGGGCGCAATCTACGGGTAAAGATAAAAGTTGATGACACTGGCGTAGGCGGAGGCGTGACCGACAAGCTCCGCGACATGGGCGCGCAAGTGATACCTGTCAACAATGGCGGAGCGCCGGGGAACAAGAAGCTATATACCTCAAGCGCCGATGAGCAATGGTTCGAGTTCCCAATTGACCTGGCGGATATTCCCGATGTTCCCGAACTTATGGCGGAATTATCAGCGCGAAAGTACCGCTATACCCGCGACGACCGAAAACAGATCGAGAGCAAGGCCGAGTTCAAGAAGCGCTATGGCCGGTCTCCCGACCTTGCGGACGCGCTATTGCTATGCTATTTTAACCCGCAAGTCCTCAAGTGGGGGCCGGTGTGATTGACGGATTGTGCAATATGCGCTTGACGCCATTTATATATTGCATTATAATACTAGTATCTTGATTATAAGGGGTACGAAATGGCAAAGAACAGCATGGATTTAGAGGGCAAGAAAGTGCTAATCAGCACCGTGACCAAGTTCTACACGGGCGAAGTCGTCGAGGAAACGAGCAAGTTCCTGAAGCTCAACAAGGCCGCATGGATCGCGGATACCGGACGTTTTTCAGAAGCGCTAGAAAAAAGCGTGTTCTCCGAAGTAGAACCCTATCCTCGTCCGGTAATCGTCATGAAGGCGGCTATCGTCGATATCACCGAAATCGAGATACTACCGCGCGAGGTAAAATAATGACCGCCGGAATGGCGATGCGTGCGTCGCGGTCGTGGTCGCGGTCGTGGTCGCGGTCGTGGTCGTGGTCGTGGTCGCGGTCGGGGTCGGGGTCGGGGTCGTGGTCGTGGTCGCGGTCGGGGTCGGGGTCGCGGTCGTGGTCGCGGGCGCGGTCGCGGTCGCGGTCGTGGTCGCGGTCGGGGTAATCTAGTAATCAAGGCTCCGAAAGGGGCCTTTTATATTTAGCACATTGACGTATTTGCCTTTAGGTGCTATGTTCAGGACTAAAGGCGGTACCATGCAGATAAGATCGCCGTTTGTAAGCAATAAAAAAGCATTAAGCGAGATGACGCATTCTCTGTTTAGCCAATTCATAGGCGCATTTTCTAATCGTACCAAGCGCGATTACTCCGCCATGCTCACCGACCCGACTAGCTCCAGCCTTATCATGGCCGTCTTGCTTTGGATAACCCGCCGATGGCCCGAAGCTCCGCTCTACCTGGAGAACGGCAAAGGCGATGCGATCTATGAGCACCCCATGCTCAAGCTACTCAACCGCCCTAACCCCAACTACTCCGGAACCGTGCTATGGTTCGGCGCTATCCTTTCGCTCGTATGGGACGGCAACGGGTATATTATCAAAGTACGCAACAAGCGCACGCTTGCCCCTATACAGTTTTGGTACGTCCCGCACTTCATGGTCGAGCCGATGGTCAATTCAGGGTCAACCGCGTTTATCGACTACTACCAGTACGCGCCCGGCAACGGCCCTATCGTCAAGCTCGATCCGTCCGACGTGGTACATCTTCGCTATGGCATCGACCCGTATAACCAGCGCAAAGGTATGTCACCGCTTCGATCAATCGCCCGCGGTGCAGTGACCGACGAGGAGGCCGACAACTTCGCGGCTTCGATGCTCCACAATATGGGCGTGCCCGGATTGCTCGTTACCCCGGATTATGCGGGCATGGGCGGGACGCAAATGCAGACGGGAGACCCTACCGAGCTTAAGAAGTATATCAAAGAGCATCTAACCGGCGACAATCGCGGCGAAGCGATGGTATTCTCAGGCCCGACTAAGCTCCAGCAATTCGGCTTCGATCCTAAATCCATGGATTTGTCCACGTTGCGAGGAATCCCCGAAGAGCGCGTATCAGCCGTTACCGGCATCCCCGCCGCCGTGGTTGGATTCGGATCAGGATTGGCACAGACCAAAGTTGGAGCGACTATGAAGGAGTTGCGGGAGATGGCCTACGAGGACGGCATCATTCCGATTCAGCGCCTTGTCGGCCCGGAACTTGAGACGCAATTACTCGACGACTTTGAACCTAATCCCGATGAGTGGACGGTTAAGTACGATTTGTCCGTAGTCCGGGTTTTGCAGGATGACCAGGACGCGCTTTACAAGCGAACCATCGACGCTTTCAACGGCGGGCTTATTTCCAGGGCGCAGGGCAAGCAGGCGCTCGGATTCGACACGTTGCCAACCGATGAGATTAGGCGCGTACCGTTCTCGACTACGGAAGTCAACGAGGGCGAGGCGTTGCCGGTTGAATTGCCAGTTACGATATCAGCGGCTACGACAGTACCGGCCAAGGGGCTCAATGCTGAAACGAAGGGCCGCAACCATATCCGCGAGCGTGCATTCAACGCCCTGCAGAAAAAGTATGAGGAGCGCCATCGCGCCGTCTACGCTTCGGAATTAGCCGATGGATTCGCCACGATTGCGGATAAGGTCGTCAAAGCCTATGAACAATACGTCGACAATACCAACCTTCGGGCACGGGAAGCCGGGGAAACCAAGGCCGATCCGATTGACCCTACTTCACCCGATGGCATAGGAGCGTCAGTCGAAGCCGGGCAGATAGTATCCGCCGCTTCAACAACTCCGCTTATCGATGACCTCTCATGGAAAGCACATTATATCGCCGTAGCCAAATCGACATTGGAAAACATGAACGGGATATTCGGCATTGCGCTTGATCTTCCCGACCAGGTACAGCGGGAAATCCTATCAAGGGGCGGGAAGCATATCGCCCTTGTCGACGTTAGCCGACAGACACAAGACGCCGTATTCAAAGCGCTCACCGAAGGCCGAAGCGCTGGACTAGGCCCGCGTGAGATTGCTCGCGCTATCCGGTCCGAGGTTGAAGGCAAGGCCATGTATCCGGGAGTTTACAAAGAGGCGTATGACCGTGCTATAATCCGGGGTTGGAGCGCAGACAAAGCGGCTGGAGCTGGAGATAAGGCGGCAAGGCAATACCGGGCCGAGGTAATCGCCAGGACGGAAACGAAGTACGCGCAGAATGTATCGACCATAGAGACGGCGCGCGGTTCGGGAACGTTCAACGCGATGCTCGTATTCGATTCGCAAAAGGGATCATTTGACGAGGAATGCGACGAGATAAATGGGCAGACCATGACGATAGACGAGGCCGACGCGCATAACGACGACCATCCGAACGGGACGCGATCTTTCAGTCCTACGATAATTTAGGAGGCGCTACAAATGGCGCATGAACTGAAACAGGTACATCTCAAAGAGATGGCGCTAACCGAAACCGGAACGGTCAAGGCCGTATTCGCAACTCTCGGCGTCGTTGACCATGACGGCGATATCATCATGCCCGGCTCCATAGTCAACGGCCAGAAGGTCAGGCTCTCGGCATATAATCACAAGAGCTGGGGCGATGCCATGCCTGTTGGCAAGGGCATGATATCGGAGATAGGCAATGAGCTTATCTTTGACGGCCAATTCTTCATGGACATACAGGCCGCCGCCGATACCTACAAGACCGTGAAGAACCTTGATGACCTAGGCGAATGGTCGTTCGGATTTGACGTGATAGAAAAAGAATATTCGATAGATCCTACAAACGGGATAGAGAATAGGCGAATCAAGAAGATGTCGGTTTACGAGGTCAGCCCTGTATTACTAGGGGCAGGCATCGCTACCCGAACCCTCGATATGAAAGCCATCGGCGCGGAATCGACGACCTATCAGGAGCACGCAGAGACGCTTCTGGCGGCAATTGGCGATTTCGTCAAGCGGTCACAAAGCATCGCAGACCTACGGGCGGGAAAGGGCAAGGAACCGGCGAGCGCAAAGAACCGCGACGGACTCAAGTCAATCGCATCGGAATTGGTCAAGGCGGCGAGCGAGCTGAAACGCATAGCCGAAACCGACATCGAGGCGGACGCGCTGAAGTTGCGGAAAGAGGCTGCGGCCATCATGTCGCAGATCGAAGCGAATGAAATCATGAGGAGTGCATAGCATGGCTATCAAGCAGGATCTGGTACAGAAGCGCAATGAGTTGGAAGCGCTCAACGTCAAGCTCAAGAAAGTACGCGAAGAGTGTCTCGTCGAAGGTGGCGATTTCGACCTGATGAAATCCACCGGACTCGACGGCGACCTCCAGAAGCGCGTCAACGATATGCGCACCATGAAAACCAAGCAGGACGCGCTCGGCGCTGAAGTCGACGGCCTCGTCGAAGCGCTCAAGGCGTTCGACCCCCAGACCGAGCCCGCCCTCGAACCCGTCGGCATGGCTCACGGCAATCCGCAGGCGAAGAGCATCAAGAGCCTCGGCGAGATGTTCGTGGACTCGAAGGAGTTCAAGGCGTTCGCTGCCGAGGGCGGCAACGCCCATAATATCAAGATGAATTTCGGCGAGCATGACCTCAAGACGCTGATGACGACCGCCGCCGGATTCGCGCCTCCCGTCGTCCGCACGGGCGAAGTCGAAGGCTATCCCGTCGAAAGCATCGGCCTGTTCGACCTCATCCCCAAAGGCATGACCAGCCAGGCCGCGTATACGTTTATGCGCCAGAATCTCCGCACGCAGGCCGCCGCCGAGAAGGCCGAAACCGCCGCCTACGCCGAGAGCGCTTTCACTTGGGAGCAGGTATCGCAGACCGTCGAGGACATCGGCCACTGGATACCGATCACCGGCGCGCAGCTTGAAGACGTTCCCCAGATACGCGGCATCGTGGATACCGACCTCCGCGACGGCCTCCGCGAGCGCCTCGACTACCAGCTCTATAACGGCTCCGGCTCTACCCCGTCGCTTCAGGGCCTCCTCGCCCTTACCGGTATCGGTACCGAGGACGCGGCTGCAATCCCGACCATGGACGCGTTCTACAAGGCCATCGTCAACGTGCAGAAAAACGGATTCGCACAGCCGAACATCGCCTTCTGCAACGGCACCGATTGGTCAACCGTCCAGCTCATGAAGACGGACGACGGCCAGTATATCTGGGGCCATCCCGCCGATGTCGGGCCCATGCGCGTATGGGGCGTCCGCCTTGTCTCCACGTTCCGCGTGGCGCAAGGTACCGCTGGCGTGGGTGACTTCTCCAAAATGCTCTATGCCGAGCGCAAGGGCATCACGGTAGAGATCACCGACAGCCATGACACCTATTTCATCTATGGCAAGTACGCCATCCGCGCCAACACTCGCGGCGTGTTTGTCTGGAAGCGCCCCTCGGCTTTCTGCAAGATAACGAACGTCCATTGATTCGTAACCGGGGGCTTATGTCCCCGGTATTTCTAGCGCATGGTTTTCTCAAAGAGAAGACACAACAAGGAGTTCAACCATGGGTATTCCCGCTTATGTTCAGGGCATGAAAGCGTTCGGCTATAAGTCGGTCGCGTTCGGTACTATCATCCAGCAGAACGTTCCGCCTATGACCGGATGCCGTACCGCGCTCTTGCGCGCCAAATATACGGCCGCTGGTACGGCTCATACGCTCTCGATCCTTTACCCAGCGACCTCCAACGGGGGCCACGCTCCCGCCGCCGCTACGTTGCTCGGCTCGAAGAACACCGCGTCCGCGCTCGCCGCGTCCGGTCAGGCTGTCATCAACGTGACGAACGCCCCGACCGATCCCGCCGGAAACGCCGCCGCGTCTGGCGATATCATCGCGTACCAGTGCACGGATGGAACCTGGGAGTTCAACGTCGTGGATTCGATAGCCGTAAAGGCGATCACGGTCACGACCAACCTCGCCAAGTCTGTGGCGGCTCTTGCCAAGGTACGCATCATCGGCATCCTGGCCGACGGTTTCAACATGCAGGAGCCTTGCGGAGCCAGCGCGACCACGACCATCGAAGGAGAGCCCGCGCTCATAACGCCCGACTTTGACGAGCCTTGCGTCATCCAGTCGAACAACGCGACAGCCACGGGTTTCTTCCTGTCCGCCCTGTTCGCCTACATAAACAAATAACCATCGGGCGGGGCATTGCTGCCCCGCCTCTTTGAAAGGGGAAATCATGGTGCGAGAATTGAAGCATACCGATGAAGAGATTAAGGCATTCCGCGTAAGCATGGGCTTGCCCGCCGTTGAGGACGGGGTGCAAGATTTCCCGCGCGTTGGAAATTCGGAAGATCCGAAAGAGAAGCGCGCCTACAAGAAGCGCACGCCGGAAGAGAATAAATAACCATGGCCACTATTACCTATAACCGAAATGGCGCAACCGGGGGCGCTGTACCTGTAGACGCGACCGCATATACCGTAGGCGCGACGGTAGCGGTTAGGGGTAATACTGGCGCGCTCAATTATGCCGGATATAATTTTGACGGGTGGAACACCTCTGCCAATGGTACTGGAACTGCATATGAGCCTGGTGATACATTCGCCATAGCGGCAGACACTACCATCTATGCAATATGGGCAAGCGCGACATCGTTAATAACACCGGCAACAGTACGAGAGCATCTAGCTACCTCGCTTTCCGATATTGCAATTCAACGAATAATAGATTCAGAAGAGGAAGAGATAATATCACGCTTTGGTCCACACGCTTCGCAGGTCGAAGAGTTTGAGCAAGAGGTCCCGGGAACGTTGCTTTTCCCGAAGCGCTCAATCCTCACGGTCACAAGCGTAGTCGAAACGATCCTATGGCCGGATACATTTATCGGCGGATATGGCCAGTCCACGACCACGCTAGACGCTACCGATTATGAGATCGTATCGGGAGCGAAAGAACTGCGCCGTCTGTCCACGGGTACGCACCCGCGCGAAGACTGGGGCCATCGTGTCACGCTTACCTATGCGCCAGTATCAGAAAATGCCAAGCGCGTCATGGCGCTAATCAATCTCTGCAAGCTGGCAATCAATACCAATATCGGAATGAAGTCAGAAAGCGTTGGCGGTGGTGAATACAGCTATACCATGGGCGACGTATCCGTAGAGCGAGAAAAGATATTCGCCACGCTCTCGAGCAATCAGCGGGGGTATGCGTAATGCCCGTCGAGATGCAATGGCACGGCAAGGAAGCCATGGCCAAAGTCGAGCACGCATTACAGATGGCTATCGACAAGACGACGAGCGACGGAGCCATTGAGGCAAAAGGCCTAGTACATCTAGATACCACGACCCTACAAGGATCGATATGGCCAGAGGGATCGAAGAAAAACAAGGACGGCCAAATGGAAGGCGCATACGGAGCGCACACGGCCAACAACCCCGAAAGCAACGTAGACGTTATGAGCTACGCAATATGGCAAGAGTTCTTGCCCGGTGAAGCGCTTCCCGATCCTCCTGGCGGGATAAGAACACGGGCAGGCGGTAAGCCGTATCTACGGCCGACAATTCCAAAGGCTCAAAAAGAACTCCCGATAAACATAGCGAATGAATACAAGAAGGTGGAATAAATGAAAATTGAAGTGCAGTTAGAAATAACCTGTATGAGCATGCCAGAACAGTATGATGCATACATAAATGGCAACAAAGCTGGATACTTAAGGCTCAGACATGGGATATTCACAGTAAATTATATAGACGAAGAAGGCGAAGAGATATTGATGATAAAGCCGCAAGGGGATGGAGACTTTACCGACAAAGAACGGCCATACTACTTGCGCATAGCGAAAGAAGCAATAATAAGAGAGTATAAAAAGCATGAGCATAGCTAAATGGTTCACCACAGAAATATATATCCAGAATATGACTACCGCATTTGGCGGGGCGGCTACCTATACAAGCGTGTCCGGTTATAACATGGGGTATATCCGCGTACTGTCACAACGTGAGCGCGCTTCAATCGACAAGCCTACGCTATTCTCGACTCATCGCGTTGCCATGACGAAAGATATCACGCCGGTCTATGGCCAATTCCTGTTGATAGGTTCGACGCGCTATAAGGTAAAAGGCGTTAATCCGCAAGCCTTGTCGTCGTTTAGCTCGATGGCTACCGATCTTCAAACGGTCGATTGTGAGATAGTCTTATGAGCATCGAGACAGCATTAGGCGCAATCGTAACGCCGATACTTGCAACCTTGACGCCGGTACCTCCGATATACTGGGGCCGCGTACCTTCAGGTATCGACGAGTATGTCGTATTGTCTGGCGTGTCCGAATCGGCCAATATCCTAGACGATTATATCTCGGCGAATAAACAATTCACCATCGTGACACGTTCGGGCATGGATCGGGCGCGCGCGATAGCCGACGCGATAGCCACTGGTATTCAACGCCTAAAGGGTATATATTCTGGGATGAAGATACATTGTATCGGATACGTGAGATCAGTGGAGTTACCAGATTCAACAACCGGCGAGGATATAATCGCGTCGGAGTACATAGTCAATTACGAGGGAGGCATATAACATGGCAGCTTTTCAGAGTACAGTTCAGGAATTGGCAGCCCGGCTCAAGGGTTCGGGAGTATTGGAAATCGCGGCCTATGACGCCGGATCGGTAGCAGCTCTCGCGGCCAGCACGGCGGCTTCAGATTCGGTGTCGTGGAAGAACGTAGGCTCTATCGAGGGCTTGAAGATCAAAGAAAATATCGCGGCGACCCAGCTCAAGGGCGATAACGCGCTAGAGGAAAAGTACGCGAGCGATCAGACCATATCGCTTTCGTTCAATCAGCGCGAGGCCGCCAGCGAGGACGTGCGCGCAATACTTCGCGGATCGTTCGACGTGTCCGGTACGCCGGTAGCGGCGGCGATCGTAAACAACCACAGCTACGTAATAAGCTCGGGCGGATGGAACTATAACAAGTTCATTCCGTTTGATTACCAGAACGGAGACAAGTCGAAGATAACCCCGGGTTCGGTAACCCTCGGAGTAGACGGTGCCATCGTACTCGATACGGATTTCGTGATCGTCGAGCGCGAAGCAGGATCAGGTATCTGGGGCATCGTCATAATCGATTCGCTCACCGTCACGACCGAGGCGCAGTCCGTTACAATCGTATTCGACTACACGCCGAACGCCAGCCAGACTATCTATTCGGGCGGAAAGACCACAATCCCGTATTTCATGGCGCGCATCACGAACACCGACGAGAACGGCAAGCTCGTACGCTTCTGGCTGTACAAATGCTCTATAGATGGCGGATACGATCTGTCGTTCAAAAAGGACGACGACGCGGATCCCATCGTGCCCAACGCCGTTGCCGTGACCGGAATTCTCGATACGTCCGTCGCCACGCTCGGCAAGCAGCTGTGGAAATGGTACCAGGAGCGGGGCATCCTGTAATGGCCGAGATAATCGACCTCGATGTTTTCGTACCCGAGGCGCGGTCGGTAAAATTCACGGACCGCGCCGGAAAGAAACATTTATTCGACGTGACGTTCATGTCGTTCCGTTCGAGCGTGTTCATGATGGCGCACATGGACGAGTTCCAGAAGCTCACGAGTTCCAAGCCGGAGGACATAAACGAGAATGACTTCCGGCTTATCCTTAGCGTTATCGAGGATATAGGCAAGCAGACAGACAAGGAATTGACGGTAGATTTTCTCTATGACAATCTGTCCATTATCCAAGGCGTCAAGTTGCTTGAGGTCGCCATGGCACCGATCATTTCATTCGTCAATTCAAACCCTCAAGACGGGGTGGCGGCAGCGGAGGAAGCGGGCAAATAAGAACTGGCGCTATCATATCCGACCTGTGCGAGTGGCACGGGTGGACGATAGAGTACGTGCTTGCCGCCCCGTTCACCTGGATGATGACAGCCTATGACTATGGATGTGAGAAGCACTATGGCCGCCCGGTACCGAGCCGAGCATCGATGAGCAGGGAGGATATCGACACCATGAAAAGCCGGATAGCCTCTGCCGAAGCGCGCATCGGGGATAAGAATTAAATGATTACCCTCGGCGACATGGTTGTAAAGATAGTTGGAGATACTTCCGGGCTATCCAATTCATTAACAGATTCTCAAAAAAAGATGATGGCGTTCAGCGTGAACGTCGCGGCTATTACTGCGGCGATTGTTCAGATGGGCAAGCAACTCGCCAAGGCTACGAAAGAATATGCCGACTATGGATCGGTGATTGACGACGCATCGAAGCGCACCGGATTATCAACCGACGCGATACAGGAATGGAAGTACATAGCCGAGCAAGCCGGGACTACCCTTGAAGCGGTAACCGGCTCAGTAGGAATGATGACTCGAGGGCTTGAGACGAACAAACAAGCCTTTGCTGATTTGGGCATCGAGACAAAGAACGCCGATGGATCGTTCAAGTCTACAACTGAAATATTCAACGACACGGTTTTAACCCTCTCGCGCATGAAAGACGAAACTGCCCGTGATGCGGCGGCGTTCAAGCTTCTCGGTCGATCCGCTCAGAGCCTCATACCTATACTCAAGGATGGCGAGGCAGGTATCAATGCAATGCGGGAAGAGGCTCGCGGGCTTGGTATAATAATTGACAAAGAAACGATAACGAAAGCTGATGCTCTCGGCGATGCGATGCTTGCATTGAATACATCAATGAAGGCCGCAAAGGTCGTAATCATAAATGATTTCGCTCCGGCTATAATGGATTTGGCTTTACAGTTCAAGGCTATCATTGACAAGACCGTTTCATATCGGCAGGAACTAGACGCATACAGGGCCGCTGTCGGCGGTTCCAAAATGACTCAGGAGCAGTTGACTACCGCAATCCGTGGAACAGCCGCAGAGACTGCTAGGTTGCAGGGATTGGTTGCAAGCCTTGAGCCTGGATACGAAGCGCAAAGAACTGAACTAGAAATACAGATTGTCGCCAGCAAGGCTCTTGAGCAGTCGCTACGTGCTCAGGCAATAGCCATGGCGTCTGCATCGGAGGCGAACAAACTCGGTACGCAGGCAGCCAAAGACAAGGCCGCCTCTGATGCCAAGGCCGCCGCAGCCGCCAAGATATCCGCAGACGCTGCCACTGCCGCAGCTGAAAAAAGAAAGAAAGAGCTGCAAGAACTCTCCGATGCCGAGCTTGCCGCCAACCTTGAATGGGTAAACATCCAGCAGCAGAATACCGACGTGGCAAATTGGAGCGCGAATTATCTGATTGCGAAAGAAAAAGAAAAGACCGATGCACTGATACTTGAGGCTCAGAGATATGCGGAATCATACATACCGCTGATGAACAATGTCCGCGACGTAACCCGTTCCATATTTTCCCAACTCGGGACAGATATGGCGACGCAAGAACTGAGCTGGAAATCACTCGGGACAGCGGCAATCAATTCAATCGGCGCGATAGTATCGGCGATGGGAGACCAGCTGGCTGCGAAGGCAGCGGCGAGACTTGTCGAAGCATTCGCGGACTTGGCGTCAATAAAATATGCTCTACTTGCACCCGGAGAGTTCGCAAGCGCCGGATTGTTGGCCGGAGGGGCGGCTGCCGCATGGACAGCAGGTGCGGCGTTGTCCGCTGTCAAATTGGCGACAGGTGGCCTCGCATCTTCTCCGACCCTGGCCATGATCGGAGACAACTCCCGATACCCAGAAGTGGTCGCTCCATTGTCGCCCGACGTATTCGCTGGCATTGCAAACGGAATCCTAGGAGCGCTCGCTTCACGGTCACGTCCGGCAGGGGTCAACGAATCAAACGCCATGGCGGCGCGTTCGTCATCGATAAACAATTCCAGCGCGGTAAATCTGAATGTCGGCACATTGATTGCCGATGACGCCGGGATGCGTACCCTTGAGCGGACGTTGCGACGATTCGGGCTACAGGAAGATGTGAGGGTGGGCGCATGAGTATCGGCGATATATCAATAGGATTGCTCGGGGCCGAGTCCGCCATATCGCGCGCGGGGATGCGGTTCAGTTACGCTGATTCTGAAATCACGAATGAACAGCGGACGGCGGACGGTACTCTCGTCTCCGATCTGCGAGCGGTGAAGCGCCATTTTGAAATGTCATTCGATCCGATGACGACGGGAACGAATCTCGATATCATCCTTGCGCTCTATGATCTCCACGCCGAACTATCATTGATCGTTGACAATGAGACTGGGGCAGACTCGACCTATACCGTCGTCATGCGCCCGCTGTCGGTAGCCCGCGAGATGATCCGTGATATCTGGCTATGGTCAGGGGCAAAAATAATTTTGGATGAAGTATGATAGCGACAAGCGCCGAGTACAAAGTCAGCATCGCCAAGCGGACGAAGCGCCAGACATACGCGAAGATCGAAGTCAACTATACTGATCCGTTTGTAGATCAATCTATCACCGTAGCGGTATCGTCGGAAGGTCCAGCGTCCTACAAAGGCCAGGTCGCGGACGGTATCTATGATCCATCCCACAACTGGTTTCCGCTTGATGGATCAGCCGTGCTCGATGGTACGTTCGTGCTCATGCCTCCGACTGCCGATCTGATATCCGCCCTGTCAATGCAGGTTGGATGGTGGTCGGGCGAATCATCGGGCGCGGGCGGTACGTTCGCCGCTCCGCAGACACTGACCGTCACATTTGTAGCGCGGACAATCGAGAGCCTTCTCGTCGCATCCGATTCGATCAAGCTCGAATACCCGGTTGACTTCACGATAAAAATATACGACGCTGCCGACACGTTGCTGCATACCGAGACGGTGATGGGCAACACGCTCGTCTATTGGACGGCCGCGATTGTTGCCGTTCCCCTGGCGGTCAAGCAGGTGTTGTCGATAACCAAATGGTCTCACGTCGGGCGATGCGCGAAGGTGTACGAGTTCTTCACGTCGCTCCAGCGCACGTATCTATCCGACGAGATATTCAACCTAGAATTGCTCGAGGAGCGCGAATCCGATACCGCCAGCATACCTGTTGGCAATATCTCGTCAAACCAACTCACGTTCAAGCTGTACAACAAGGCGCGACAATTCGATTATGGGTCAGGCTCGGCAATCGCCAACCTCATCAAGCCGATGCGGAAGATCGTCCCGTATATCGGGGCGGCTGGAGTTGCCGGTGCTACGGAATGGATTCCGCTCGGCCAGTTCTGGACGCAGGAATGGGACGTACCTGACGATGATATATACGCCAGCTCTGTAGCCTATGATCTGCTGTCGCTCATGGCGAAGACTTCCTATACTCCCGGATTCCTCGTCAACAAGACGCTCTATGATATCATCGAGTCGGTATGTCAGAATTTCGGGTTGCTCGCTGGGACATATTACATCGATCCCGATTTAGACGTTGATATTATCCCATACGTCAGCATAGACAAAGTGAGTCACCGCGAAGCGTTGCGTCTGGCTACCGAAGCCGGGAGCGCGTCGGTATTCGTCAACCGGCTCGGCGTGCTCCATGTCGAAGGGCCGAACTATCTGCGCGATAATTCGGCGGTGTCGCAACGGACAATTACGTCGAGCGAGTATTTCACGCGTAAGAATCCGTCCAGATATTCGACGGTCAACAATGTCGTGCAGGTCAAGACGCAGCCGCTCGTACCTGACGCGGCGACAAGCAAGGTCTATGAAGATGATGCCCTTGTAATTCCAGCCGGGCAGACGGTAGTCATACACGCGGTATATTCCGATAGCCCTTGCATCAATGCTGTCGCTTCCATCATCGCAGGGCCAGGCGGCGTATCGATAACGGCGACGACGTACTATAGCTGGGGCGCGGATATCTCTGTCACGAATGCCAACGCCATCGACAACACAATCGAGATCAACGTCAATGCCAACGTGCTCCGCGTCTCTGGATCGCAGACTATCGAAGTTAGAGACGAAGCGTCTATCGTCGAATATGGAGCCAAGTATTTCATCTTCCCCGACAATCCATTGATTCAGGATGCACAGGTAGCGCTCAAGATTGCCAATCAAGTGTTGTCAATCTATTCCAACGCCCGGCGCGATCTATCGCAGGAATGGCGCGGAGATCCGGCACTTGAATTGTCCGACAGGATCACGACAGACGCAAGCCGGACAGTAACGGATTATTTCTGGCTGATTAGACAAACGCTGTCATGGGATGGTACATTCAGGGCGTCGCACGATGGAGCACTTGTACCGCTCGAATATATATTGAGTACAGAGGCGGGCGATCTTATCGAGACTGAAGACTCATACTTGCTGGAAACGGAGTAGAACATGGCACAGCCTACCAAAAAGATAAGCTCACTGACCGAAGCCACGGCATCGGCGTCGGCTGATTCAATCCCGATAGTTCAGGGCGGAGTCACGAAACGCATACACCCGGGCTCGGGTGGCGGACTCGACGCGGCATTACTGGGCGGGCAATCTCTGGCACAAGTAGCGCCCGTAGGCGCAGGGATGGAATGGTACGCGGCTACGCCTCCTTCCGGTTGGCTTTTACTAAATGGGCAAGCGGTAAGCCGAACTACATATGCCAACTTGTTCGCAGTTATTGGAACTACATGGGGGGTAGGCAATGGCACTACCACATTCAATGTACCCGACAGACGCGAGTCCAGCGGATATGGAGCCGGAACCTATAGCGCCGTAACGGGTACTACTCACGGTGCTATCACAGCTCACGACGCTCTGGCGCTTGGGGCGTTCGCGGATGACCGGGGGCAGGGGTGCAAGTACCCGTATTACGGCGGCGCAGCCGGATACACTTTGCCCGGTTTTACCGCCGCGTCTATGACAAATGCAAACGTTAATCTCACGTCTTATACTGACAACGCAGTTACCGACGGAACCAACGGCACCCCCCGCACCGGCACAACGACTCGCGGCAAGATCATAGGCGTAAATTACATCATCAAGTATTAGGAGCGCAACACATGGCATGGACTACACCGAAGATAGACAGCGCTGCGGCGGACGGGCTTGATTACGTCCACCTGAACAAGATCGAAGAGAACCTCAAATTCCTCGCCGGTGGCAACGACACCATCGCGCAATCGACCAATGCGGCTACGGC